TGGNTGGAATGAAAAAAAAGCTTACATCTTCTAAAACAGCTAATGATCCTGATTCAAGGATTAATAAATCTTTAAGAGCTTGGAAATGTAAAGATGGTGGTCCAGTAAGAGACTATAAAGATGAGTATAAAAAGTTTCAAGATTCTCCAGCTCAAAAAAAGAAAAGAGCTGCTTTAAATAGGGAGAATCATAAAAGAGGTACATATGGCAATGGAGATGGCTTAGATGTATCACATACTAAAAATGGAATTAAACTTGAAAAGTCTTCCATAAATAAAGGAAGAAAGGAGAAATCAAGAATGGTAGGTAGCAAAAGAAAGTATAAAGATGGTGGAAAAGCAAAAGATAATTTTGTCCCACACATGATGTATAAAGATGGAAAATCTAAAAAAGCATCAAATTATGAGCAACATATGTCTTTAGGAAAGCAGGGATGGTCTCATAAAAAGATGCAGAAAGGAGGTTATCTCTCTGGTCCTTCACATAAAAATGGAGGAATTGCAGCAGTTGTAGATGGAAAGCAACCTGTTGAGTTAGAAGGTGGCGAGTATATAATTAAAAAGTCAAGTGTAGATAAGCTTGGCAGTAAAGTTTTAGATGAAATTAACAAGAAAGGTAGAATACCTACTATGGCTAATGGTGGAAAAATTGATCCTAAAAAAGGGACTATGAAGAAAGCACAAGAATTGTTGGGAGACTCTACTGATTATACAGTTAAGCTTTTAAAAGAACAAGGTGTATCGGAAGATATTATTAATAAATTTATAAATAAATCTAAAAAAGCTAAAAAACCTATTGTTAAAAAAGAATTGACTCAAAAGCAAAAAGATGCTGGTTGGACTTATGGTGGTCAAAAAAATCAAAGAGATGGAAAGACAAAAGATTCCAAAAGTGCAACAAATAAACCTGTAAAACCAAAAGTTCCATTTACTGATAATAGTCTTGGAGATACAGGTCCAGATAAAAAAAATAAAATTTCTAAAAAGAAATATGACTTTTCTAAACCAGGTGCTCGTGAAGCAAGAAAAAGAGAAAGAAGAAGAGCTGGAGTTCAAGAAAGATTAAAAAAAGCCAAGCCTATTAAAGANATAAAAGCAAGAAAAGATAAATCTGGACCACTTACTAAAACAAGTGATTTTGCTAAAAAAGTAAAAGGTAGAGACCAAATTACTTTCAAAAAAACTTCNCCAGCTACTGCTTATGAAAAGAAAATGAGAAAAGAAAANAANTATGGTAAAAGATCTAAAATAAGAGATTTAGCTCAAAATGTAAANAACAGATTGTCTAAACTTAAATTTGAAAATGGTGGATATGTAAANCCTAGTTCTCCATACAAACCTACATCTAGTATNCCTGCAAGACCTCCTTTTAGACAAGGTGTTAGAATGATGGGGTATGGTGGACAAGTATCTACATCTAATGATAAAGCAAGTGCTGGAGACATACATACAGTACATACACATTCAGGATATAAAGCTGGAGAATAATGGCTACTAAAAAAGCTGAAAGAATAAAGAATCTATTTAGCAGATTAAGAACATCTCATAGAGATCAATGGCAGTATATNAATCAGCAAGGACATGACTTTGCTAATGATAACCAACTGTCTGATAATGAAAAAAAATCNTTAGAAGAACAAGGTATGCCTACATTTACTATTAACAGAATAACACCTGTTGTAGAAATGTTAAATTACTATGCAACTGCTAATACACCAAGATGGCAAGCTATAGGGGTTGATGGTAGTGATTCAGATGTAGCTGCTGTGTTTTCTGATATGGCAGATTATATTTGGGCTAATAGTAATGGACAATCTTTATTATCTAATGCAATAAATGATTCTATAACTAAGTCTTTAGGATATTTGCATATAACTGTAGATAAAAATCAAGACCAAGGAATGGGTGAAGTTGTTATACATCAGCCAGATCCATTTGATATATTTATAGATCCTAAGTCAAGAGATATGCTGTTTAGAGATGCTGCATATATAATGATTAGAAAAATGCTTCCTAAATCTCATCTTAAAAAATTATATCCTGACTATGTAAGAAAAATAACTAAAGCATCAGGAAATGAAGGTGAGTATTCTTTATCACAAAGAGCTATGGATTCTGATCATAAAGATATATTGCAAACAGATATTACATCAACCTATGACAATGAAGGTAAAGATGATCCTTTAACAGAATATTATGAGCTTTATGAAAAAGTTAAAGTACCATTAATCAATGTATTTTATAGGATACCTTTAAAACCAGAGCAAATAAAAATGGCTGAACAGCAAGTTCAAATGCAATTACAAAAAATGCAAGAAGAAATGCAAGTTCAGTTTTTAGAGCAAAAAAGAGAAATGGATGCTGCTTTACAATCAGGGCAAATGATTCAAGAAAGATATGAACTTGAAATGAAAAAAGCTCAAGAGATGATGCAGAATCAATTACAAACTGCTCAAAAACAGCTTACTGCTGAAGTCCAAGANTCTATGACTCAAATAGATAATAAAATTATNTCTGAAAAAGAATTTAAATTAATATCTGAAGATAAAGAATTTGCAGAATCTATAGTAGACAAAATAAGATTTCATGATGATAGAATTAGAATTACATGTGTTATAGGTGATCAGTTTATTTATGAAGAAATAATGCCTGAAAATATAAAAGACTATCCTATAATTCCTTTTCACTATAAGTGGATAGGAACACCCTACCCTATATCTGCTGTTTCTCCATTGGTAGGTAAGCAAAGAGAGTTGAATAAAGCTCATCAGCTTATGATACATAATGCTTCTCTCGGATCCTCCTTGCGATGGATGTATTTTGAAGGCAGTATAGATGCAGAGACTTGGGAAAAATACTCCTCAAGTCCAGGTGCCTTATTGCCTGTTAATCATGGATATGAACAACCTCAAGCTGTTCAACCTGCTCAACTCTCAAATGCTTTCTTTAGTCTTGTTCAACAAGGTAAAGGTGATATGGAGTATCTTGCAGGTATTTATTCAAGTATGCAAGGAGATACACAAGCAACAGCTGATATGCCTTATCGTGGTATGTTAGCTATGGATGAATATGGAACAAGAAGAGTTAAGTATTGGATGAAACATTCATTAGAACCTGCTTTAGCTCATACAGGAGAAGTAGTAAAACAATTTAGTCAAGCTACTTATACTGCTCATAAAGTATTTAGAATTGTTCAACCTTCAGGATTGCAAAGTGATAAACAAGTTGAAATTAATAAAACTTTATACAATGATATGGGTATGGCTATTGGTAAATGGAATGATTATGCAACTGCTAAGTTTGATATAAGAATTATTGGTGGCTCTACAATGCCTATAAACAGATGGGCTTATTTGTCAGAACTTAAAGAAATGCTTAATGCTGGTGTTATTGATCCACTTGCAGTATTAGCTGAAACTGATATTAGAAATAAAGATAAAGTAGCTGAAAGAATGGATCAAGTTAGACAATTACAAAGTCAGTTAAATGGAATGCAAGAGCAACTTTCAGACAAAGAAGGTACTATCGAAACTCTTGAAAGACAACTTGTTCAAGCTGGTATTAAAGATAAAGTTCGTCAAGCAGAAGTTGAAATTGCTAAAAAGAAATTTGACAATAAAACTAAAACAGATAGAGAATACCTCGAAACTGAAGCTGAACAAAAACTTTTACGAGGAGTTTTAAAAGCTGATGCACAATATAAAATGAAAGGTATGGCTGATTCAGTAAAAAACTTGCAAAAAGATTTGCAACAAAATAAAAAACAACAATAAATTAGGAGTAATAAATGAACACAGAAAACAACAGTAACCCTGGAATCGAAGATGTATTGCAAGGCGATGCAGAAGATACAGGCTCTGATGGTTTTTTTGATAGTTTAGAACAACAAGTAAATGGACAAGTCTATGATGACGAGTCCTCTTCTCAACCAGAACAGGTAACTCAGCAAAAAGCTGACCCCATAGTTGCTGGCAATGAGGAAGTAGATTGGAGAACAGAAGCTGAAAATCTTAAACAAAGATATTCAGACTCCAGTCGAGAAGCTCAAAGACTTAAAGCAGAGTTAGACCAAACTCAGGAACTGACTAAGTTTCGACCTTTAATAGAGCATCTCAAGAATGATCCTACTGCAGTTGATGCATTAAGGAATCATTTATCTGGACAAGCACAGCCTCAGTTTGATGAGGATTTTGTTTTTGATGCACATGAAGCAGTAACTGATCCTGATTCAGATTCTGCAAAAGCATTAAAGCAAATGATTGACATGGAAGCTGACAAGCGAGTTAATGCAAGATTGCAACAAGTAGAGCAAAAAGCTGCTCAAACTCAAGCACAGCAAAGACTTGTAAGTGAAGTAGATGCATTTAAACAAAAAACTGGTATGAATGATACACAGTTTGAAGAAATGCAAAATTGGGCACAAAGTAGAGAGCTAACTCTGGAAGATATTTATTATCTTAAAAACAAAGGGACAGCTGCTCAAAATGTAGCCAATAATACTAAGCAGGAAATGTTAAATCAAATGAGGAATGTTCAGAATATTCCAACAAGTGCGAGTAATGTAAATAGTGCTCCAGAGCA